TAGTATGGCAATGTCTGTGACCTGCCCAAGGCGGGATACGAACAATAGAGAGTTTCCATTCCCGTCATCAGCGGCTGAGACCATATTATACTCTGTCTCAGAATACATATCGACCTCACCTACCTCTTCCCACACGGGAGCAGAGCGCACGCCACCCGGCCCATGTGGCAAGCAACCTTCGATTGAACGAAGAGACCCGCGATCGGCGTCATCGCGATGCGACTCGATCCCGGTGAAGGATGGTATCCGGAAAAACCTCACTCTTTAGTTGTACGCTTTTGTTTGTACGGAAACAATCGGTTGAGCTTTTCCTGTCTGCGTTTACACGCTGAACATTGCTTTATTTTAAGGGCTTCAGTTACCTTTTTTACGGTATCGCCGAGACCTTTAGATTTTTCTTTATCGCTCATATTTTGGTTATCTCGATTTCATATTTCACATTTCCTAAAGTAGTGGTGTTGTGCTGTGCGTCCACGGTACTGGACCAAAAAGTAATTTGAGTAAAACACGGGCCTTCTAATATTATACTTTTTGTAGGGACCAAAACCGTAGAGCCGAGATCGTTACTGTCTTGGTCGCCAAACTGAGAGGTAATTTCGAAAGATCCGGCAGGGTAAACAAATGTGTCAACCCCATTGGCGTGAGAGAGGGTGGTGCCTGCAAGATCGAGAAAAACCCCGTCCACCCCAACCGACAGTTCTTCAAACCCGACATTGTACGTTTCAATAACTCCGGAAATGTCTAATTCGTATTCAGCGGGTGTACATCCAGGGTTAGCTATGAATATATCAGCTCGTTGAAGAGCGTTAGTTCCATTTCCCACATCCAGCAAAGTTATACTAGCAGAAGCACCTATTTTGGATGAGGTAAATGTTGTAGGGCCTATAGCCCCTACGAAAGACCAATCCCCAAAACCGTTAGCATCAAAGCAGGACTCGTAAACAGGTAGTGATACTGTCGCCCACTCACTTGGTCCCTCATTAGGATCCAACTGTTGTTTTACAGCGGTGTGAATTAACTTAGCCACGGCTAAGGGTTAGGGTTGTCGGTAAAATATGGTACGAAAATAGTGGTAGCAGATCCGTTTTCGCATATTTCTATTTCTTTAAAGTTTTGAAAACCAGAACCGTTAAGGTTAGTTATAACTCCGCTAGCCGCGGTATTTTCTACATCGTCGATAAGAACACCCCCTGAAAACCTTAGAGTTCTGACCGTTTTACTTAAAACAACGGTGTCGGCTTCACCCGCACTTCCTGCAATCGTTTCCGAAGTTATGTCGGAAATATAATCGATATCCCCTGTCTCCGGACAGTCGATGCTTTGAGGGAGTAGCGGCACAAAAGCCGTCTGCTGTAAGTATGGGTCTCCCCCCTCACGATCTTCAAATTTCAGTTTGATGCCTGTAGCTTGAGATCCGTTTAAACAAAAAGTACCGCTTTGAAATTCCGGTTCTTTAAATGCGAAATTATCACCCCCGCCGCAAGTCTGCCATGCTATGAAATGTCTTTTATTCCTCGCTTGATATAGATCTTCAGACCTGGCGTCTTCAGTATGAGCGAGTACAGGGTCTTCATCTTCAGGGCTTAGTTGAATAGAGTCGTCGTTTTCAACGCACATACCGATAAAATAGCAGGAGCTCGCGCTGTCATCATAAATTTCAGTAGTTTCTGCATCTTTACCTGGGTTTTTGCACATTAAAACAAGTACATCCCCGTGTTGAATCATACGACGGGTAGTACCAAATTTATCACGGTATATGGCAGCTTCAGAAAACACTCTCTGTGCTTGCTGCACGGTTTTTATATCTGCACAGTCGGTCTCCGCTTCAATAGCAGGGTCGATCCAGTGAATTGCAAACTTGCCCTGCACACCTTCAGCTATTACAGGTTCCGCCCCTAAGTCAGTTAATTGATTTTCTAAATCGCCAAGGTTGTTTAGAATGTCTTCTATCTCAGCTTTTAAGCTTTGTATGCTCGACTCGTTGGAGTCTATCTTGTCCTCGAAATCCTCATTCATCCGATATAGGTGATTTCAATTTTCCAGATTTTTGTCCCCCTGTGGGAGAATAGCGGTGTTATTTTGGTACCAACCGAACCGAAATATTGAGATGAATCTCCTAATGTACGCCCTACCACACTGGATTTTGTCCAGCTTATGCGGCCACCGATTCTAAGGATAGGTTGACCTTGAAATTTTGGGGCTCCCGAACCTGTTCCGGTACTCCATCCATTGCTGGGGGTTTTGTCGAAAATAATTTCGTTATCTCTTCGGGTTCCAACTTCGTGAGGGTCGAGATTAGGGTCGTAATTAGGGAACACCATATTACCGTTTTGGATATTGGAAGAGTACCATTTATAGACCGCGTTCTTAAAGTCTTTTTTATACGAAATCGCCCTACCCTCGTTAGTAAGCATCGTAAAATCTACATGGACTTGGGAGGTAGAAAATGAGCTATCAACACCGCCAGTTATATTTCCGAGAGATGTAGGGATGTCATCACCCACATAAAAAAACACATTTGTTCGGGCTACGGTCAGATATTGGGTCTGCGAAGACCTCCCATACTGCTCAAGTTTCATCCCGTGCTCGTCAAAATCTACAACAGTTATAGGAATAGATTTTGAACCTCCCCCTTTGGCGGTTCCTAATGTCCAATATGGAGTTGCGTGTGTAATCCACTCAACATCCCATATGTCCAACCCTGGCATATACTGAGAAACGGAAGCACGGCCCGGCAGCCAACTACCCATACCGGAAGTTCCAACATCGGTGACTAAATAATCATTTAAAGATTGAACCGCACCATTTATTAAAACCTGTGGTGTATCAGTAAACCCCGAACTGTTTGCGTAATTGTATATAACTCTTCCAGGTGCAGATACTTTTGCGGGCGGGTAATCCCACGGGGTGTACGAAGATATGTAGGAAGCACTGTTTGTATTATTTGGGTGCTTTTCCCAGTTAGACCCGTATCCATGAACTGCGTTATCGGAACGGAGGACTGCGTATTTTCGGTTAACCCGAATTAAGTCGTTAGACTCATTGGTGGACTCCGAAAAGAAATTAATCCGAAGCTGTATAAACTCTCTCGTCAAATAAGCTCGGTCCATATCTCCGGTCGCCGGGGCTATTTGCTGATTAACTAAGTAATGGTCGGTGTATTCTGTATCGGTGGTACCGACAGGTAAGAATAAAGGGTCGGCCTGGGAGTTTAGCTCTGCCTGATTTACGCGATCGCCTTCGACCACATACTTACGTACAATCTTCTGGAATCCGAGTTGGTTGTCCTGCGAGATTTGCGGACGGTTCAACTCCCGAATTGTCAGGTCTTTGGCCATTGGCTTAGAACCCTGGTCTCTTGGTCAATCTAAGAGAGCCTTTGTGTTTTTGCGGGCTGATTAATGTTCTCAATCTTTTTCTAGCTTCCTCCGCATTCCGAACAAGGAGCTCACGGTTTGCACCGTTATATCTCGGGTCAGCCAAAAGCTTTACCTGTGCAATCGGGAATAAAATATCCCAGACTAAATCAGCAGGTAGTCTGGGCTCATCAGCATCAGCGACGAGATCGGAAGGAACAACATTCGCATACAGTTCTACCTGATACGCTTTATCTGGCACAGGGTAGAGATAGAAGCGGGGTATTACTTTCGTATCAGCTCCCTGATCACGATTGTCTAGATAATACCAGATCGGTCTCCCTTTTTCCGGTTCGTTGTCCTTGTAGTGTGGGAAATTTAGACCTCTTCCGGAAGGAGCGCGAAAATCGTAAGCGAATATAGATCTCGCTTTAATTTCCGCTTCCGGCCCGGTCATTGGTGACAAAGGGCCTTCACCCACAAGCTCAGGTATTTTGTCAACGGACACAACATCTGGGGATAGATCTGCTCCCGCTTGGTCTGCTAAAAAGTCTAGTGTAAAGCCTTTCTGGGCCCACATAGGCCTTTTACCATCAATAGGTGAGTAGCACTCCCGATATGCCTGGTTTACAAATATACCAACTCTGTCCTGATCTACAGGAGGGAGGTCTGCGAGAGAGTCCGCCCCAAGCATGGAAGCGAGCTGATCCCGCAATGCTAAATATGTAATCGCAGCCATTAAGCGATTTTATGCGGATACGACTTCTTTTTCTACCGGTTGCTTTTTCTTGGCCTTGGAAGTGGGCCTTGATTTCGATCCTGCACTAACCTGAGCCTCGGGCTTTTGCATTGGCTCTGGCTCTGGGAGCCATACGGAGAAAAACATCGACTTATAAAGCTTCCCCTGCGTTCTAAAAATGTCATCCACTTCTTTCTGATTCTTAGGCTCGTAAGCGTAATGCCTAATTTCTTTGTCCCATAAGAACTGATACCTCACTTGAGACATACCTTTAACACGAATAGCGGGAGTAGTTCCCATCTGATCTCTCTTTCCAATAATTATGATTTTCATGATATATAAAAAGCCTCCCCCCAGCATTGCCGGGGAGAGGCCAGTTTTAGGGATTTGTGGGCAGGGGAAATGCCATTAAGCTTACGCTTGAGTAATGGAAAGACCAGGAACCTGACGAACAACTTCAACAAGTTGAACGGAAGGAACGCGGCCACGGGTGTCCTTGCGAGCTCCCATTCCGTAAACCGACTGAACGCCGACCGCGGAGAGGTGTGCTTCGTTTCCGGAGTTAGCGAAATCGTCGTAATGGAAGATTTGCTCACCGTAAATTTTTCCTTTTGCGTAGTACATCGCGTCTTTACCCATCGCCAATGCGTATCCGATAGGAGTACCAAGAGCGTTGGCTTGTACGAACAATGCGCCAGCGGAGAATGAGTTTGATCCGTCAGCTTTAAGGTTTGCCATATTAGCAACATCAAAACCGGTGTCTGCGTTTAAAACACGAGCTAAAGCACCACCGCTTATGTTGGAGAAATCTCCAGCAGTAGCAGCCGCAGCAGCATCGTAAGAGTAAAGCGCAACGGTTCCGTCGGTATCGATACCTAAGATAAAGTAGGTAGCTCCAGCTTCTTCAACGAGGTCAACACCGCCACCACCAGGGATGTCGATGAATGCTCCGCGGAAGTTAGCCATGAAATCGCCATTGGTGTCACCAATTAATGCGCTTGCGTCAGCGATTGCTGAGTAAGCATAAAAGGTAGGAAGTAATGGAGAACCTTGGCGTCCACGAGCTGTGTCGATAAGAACGTTGTGATTAGCGATGATGTTGTTGTCCCACTTAGCGTATGAACCGTTGTACAACTTATTGTTGTCGCTTCTAGCGTCAGCTTGAGTGATTGCTTCTAAGTAGTCGGGGTCAGAACGGAGAGGGCGTAAGCAAGCGTCAGGAGCGAAGAACAAGTAACCAGGGATTTCTTGGTTGATGTCACCACCAGTGCTCATAGGCTCACCGCCATTAGCGATAAGAGCTTGTTTAGCTTCCTGGATGATGTCGGTGCTTAAGCCGTCAACATATTTAAGGTCGCCATTTGCGCCGGTTCCGTATCCGCTGATCAAGTTTCCGCCTGTGTTCAAGCAGATTTGACGAAGGGAGTATTGGATTTGGTCTTGCTCGGTGCGTGACATCCACTCGGACATAACCTCAGCAGAAAGCTGATCGATGGTTTTACCGGTGAAACGCATAAGCTTAAGAACTTGGGTCCAAGACACAGCGTGACGAACAAGGTCAACTTCGATGCTGAAGGTTCCGAAATCGAGGGTGTCGGTAGCGTTCTTGAGGATAGCTTCCCCGCGTACACCTTGCCCACGAATTGGAGCAACAGTAGTGAATGTTACTTTGTCTGATCCGCCTGCGCTAAGATCGCGTTTTTCAGTGATTGGTTTACCGCTTCCTTCTCCGCCGATGAACTTTGCGAATACGTTTTTTTCCCGAGCGTCGCGAGATACGAGCTCAGACCAGAGGCGTGAACGCAAATCGGAGTTAGGACCATCAAGAAGGCCTTGATAGGAAGTTGTGTTTGATACGAGATCCACATTACCAGCGGCTTGTGCTGCGGCAATTGGATTTGGGTTTGCTGGTATAATTTTTTCAGCCATTGTATTAAGTAATTATAGGGTTTTAGATTTCCCCGCTTATCTTAAAGGCTGGGCTCCGCCAGGATTCCCGAGCAATGCGTATAAATCTTCATTGCTCATAGTCGGAACCTGCTGGAGTAAACCTTCGCGAGTCACGGGAGTGTTTACAGGTTGTGCTGCAGTTCCCGTCGTCAAGACCTTTGCCTGAGTTCCCATCTGTGGAGCCTGCGCCTGAGGAGCAACGGCCTGTGGCTGTTGTGCTTCCTGCGGAGCGGGCACTAAAGATGCAAATTCGTTGGCAAGTAATTCAGGCCATTTTGGCGAATTGAAAACTGCTGCGTAGTCGGGGTCCGATTGAGCGTTCGCGACATAGTCATCAAACTGTTTCCGATAAACTGACTGCTTGTCGGATAGAGCGGGATAACGATCGTAAACTCTGTCTCGGCTTTCCATCGCTTTGCTGCGATGGGTTTGATAAACTTGCTGCTCTCTTTCCTGCTCCATCTGCTGTTTACGGAGAGTTAAGTTTTGCAGTTGAAGCTCTTGTTTCATTATATCCCGCTGGAGCCTAAGTGCTTCAGTGGTTTCAAGATCTTCCGCTGCTTTCTCAACTTTTCCTTCAAGCTCAAGAATGGTAGCGCGAATGTCGTCAGCCTGTTGATCTATGCCTGCGATTGGGTCGGGCTCGTTCGCCTCGACTTCATCCTGTGTGGCCGTTAAATTTTGATTTGAATTAGGGGTGGGAGCAGTTTCTTGTCCGTATATTACACGAGATGCGTCGGCAAATGATCCGCTAAATCCTTCCGATCTGTAGAGATCGATGACTTGCTGATCCAGCTCGTTTCGAGGTCTTATCCTCCGCTTTCCGAGCTTTTCCTCCTCTGTTTCCTCTGGGCTCTCTGCCTCGACCTCCGGCTCTTGGCTTTCGGCTTGCGGCAACGGCTCCTCGGCTTGGGTCTCCGGGATTTGCTCCTCGGCTACGGGCTCTGGCTCCTGGGCTTGAGGCTCCTGCGTTATACCTAAAGCATTGCGAAGATCGTCGGTTGACGCATTCTCAATGCTGAACTGTTCCTGTCCTATTTCTTGCGGGGATTCAACCTCCGCGATTGATGTTTCCATAACGCGAAGATATACAATCGGTTACGGTAATGTAACCGGTTGGAAGAAATAAAATTACCCGTAAGTACCTTTACGAACAGGTTTCTTGTCGCCTTTTTTAGTTTTGTCTTTGCCTAAGCAAGTTCCAAATTTAGCACAAAGATTTTTGCGAGCAGGGTCGCAGTTTTCGCAGGGTTTAAAGTCTTTAGCCATCAGTCTTTTTTCTTTAGTGTTTGAATAAGTTTAGTGATCATATAAGCAGTCGTTGCTATACCGCAAACGATTGCAATTATATCACTCCACTGTCCCAAAGAAACAGTTGCTACGGTCCCACCAAATCCAACAATCATAGGCGTATCACTCATTTTAAGTTATCTGTTTTAAGTTTTTTATTTACGAAATGTCTGCCGTACCAAAATTGAAAGATGAAGTACATAACAGAGGCTAAAGCACCGAGCATCAGTACATCATAAATACCATCGATTGTCTTCTGGAACCACCCCTTGTGTTCATTTAAACCGAGCTCCACCATCTTTTGTACATCCCCGGTAGTTAAAGCTTCAACTTTTGCGACGGCTTCTTTTACTTCCTCTTCTGACTTTAGAACTTCCCCACTTGCAGCTCCTGCAAATGCTCCGAGGGCACCGCCCCCAGGTCCTCCGACCAAAGCCCCTACTCCACCACCTACAGTTGCACCGGCAACCGGGTAAAGCTTTTTAAAACTACAGGATGATGATAGTAGTATCAAGAGTGCCGACAGGAGTATTATTTTCACTAGAGTAAAAAAAGGGGCTGAAGGAATTGCCTCCAGCCCCTTAAGAGTTTCAATATACGGGGCGTGCCGTACTATGCATTCAATGCATTGGTGAACTCAGCGAGGGATCCGAGGTTATCGGCTCCGATGAATACATCTTTGACTTTGATATCCATAAGCTCTGCGGTTGAATCATCGCTGGATATGTCAGTGGAGGATGCAGATGCGCTGGTTTTGTAGCAGACGAATTTGTCTTCACCTTCGTCGAATACCAATGCAACATTGTCTTCGCTGGATCCACGCTCCATGATAAGCCCAACATCGTTTCCGTTGTTTGCACTGCTTGCTGCTCCATCATTGAGAAGCATGATCGAGTCTTTAACTTGAGAGTTAACGGTTTCAAGACTTGTGGTGGTACCTTGAACGGTTAAGTTACCGGTAAGTACAAGGTTTGTTCCGCTTACGTCTCCTGTGAAGGAAGCACCACTAAGGTTAGCTTTTGTGCTATCAAGGTTAGAAACAGCAGCCGCACGGGTGGAAGCTTCAGCAGAAACTGCAGCTTGGCGATCAGTAACTTCTTGTGCGAGGTTAGTTGTTAAAACACCTTCAGCAGCGATTGCGCGAGTTTCTTCAGCGTCGATTTCACTTTGAAGAGCGGTGTCAGCGGACGCACGGGTGCTAGCTTCGGAAGAAACAGCAGCGATACGAGCAGTTTCTTCGTCAGAGATAGCAGTAGCGTTAGCAGCTTCTGCAGCTCTAGCGGTGGTAGCTTCAGCGTCAATGTTGCTTTGAAGAGTGGTGTCAGCAGATGCACGAGCGGATGCTTCGTTGGAAACTGCGGTGGTACGATCAGAAATCTCAGTGTTGAGATTGGAGGTCAATACGCCTTCAGCAGCAGTTGCACGAGTTTCCTCGTCGCTGATTGCGGTTGCGTTAGCTGCTTCAGCCGCTCTAGCGGTTGATGCTTCGGTTGCAAGGTTGGTGGTAAGAGTGCTGTCAGCGGCTATACGAGCTGCTTCTTCATCCGAGATTGCGGAATTAACTCCGTCGATCTTGGTTTTTACTGCACTACCGATTTGTGATAGAATATTAGACATAGTTTTATATGTATTTTTGGGTTAGATTAATCTGGGTTAAACTCGAAAAGCCTGTGCTTCCCGTAAGGTGAATAATCGGGCATTCCTAAAGGTTTCTCAATCGGTTGCCCGGTTTTACAACCGGTCGCAACAACCGTAAATGAGCGTTACTAATCGGTTATGGGTGTAAGAGAAAATCGGTACCTATCTCCAAGACAGATCCGACAACGTATGGATGTTTCGGCCGGAACTGTTAGGCGTTGGGCGAAACAGTACGGATGGGGGAGGAAAGAAATAAACGCGCGCGTCATTAGATATTCGGCGTCAGATGTAGAGAATAGTCTGGGGGTGTCCTTTGAGTAATTTAGCAAGCTCTATCGGGTCCGCGGTAAATTCTATTCGCGGGCTTGTAAAAATTATAGATACCGAAAGTAAAATATCCGCTAGAAATTCAGACCCTGTCGGTTCTTTAGCTCTTGGTACTGATACGAATAAATTATATGTACATCTCGGATCTGGATCCTGGGTGGTTATAAATACCACCCCTCTGTAAGACTTCGGATTGATTCTGTCACAAAAGGGAGTGACTCAGCGGTTAATCGATCGACTCTAATATTTGCATCTCGGGTACCAAGCTTTGGTGTATAGATTTCTTCGTAGGGAAATATTAAATCCCGCACAAAATCATGAGCCCCGTTTTTCTTTAACCAATGCCAATATGAGGATCTAGTACCCTCCTCGCATTCAAGTAAAACATCGAGCTGGCGGAATACGGTTGCGTAAAGCGTTGTATCCCGGAACGCGGATATTGAGGATGGAGGCTCACAAAGTGCGGCCTCAATCCTTAAGATCATTTATTCAGCAGATAACTCCTCTATTGGAGCAGTCCAGTTTTCGTTGGACAGGATTTCTAAAATTTCTGAATGCGAAAAGCTAGGCTTGCCGACCAAGAAGCTTGGGGTCTCGCCTTCGTATTTAACGAATGTCTTGTCCCCTGCTACATTGTATCTCAGTGTATCTGCTGATGTCTCAAGCACATCATCAAAGTTGACGGTACTTACTTCATCAGCATTTAGAATTACATATTGTCTATCGCTCATAATTATTAAGAAGGTACTGTGGTTGAAAAAGAAGTTGCATTAGCAAAATTAGCATCTACTCCACCACTTCCTTGGTCTGTTACAGTTGATCCGCTGTCGTTTTCACCCATTCTCCACCAATGCAGAGGTTGGCTGGACATAAGGGAAAGGTTGCCCGGTACAGGGTTAGCCCCACTTGTATCTCTTATTTCGGAAAGATTAGCACTTTGATCTGAGTTCCATATAGCTACTTCGTCAATAAGTCCGGGAAAATTATTTGAGGAGCCGCCTTTTCCTATGAAATCAAACTCCATAGCGAGGGGTGCTGTTGTATTAGCAGAAGGTGCTGGAATACCTATATCTGTTCCGTTCACATAAATCTTAAAATTTCCTGATGCACCCGAATCGGTATCTACAACCATAAGGTGATACCATGTATTAGTAGTTATACTTCCCGTATAGTTTTTATACCGTCCTGTTTGATCTACACCGTAAAAATAAATATATCCATTTGACGGACTCCAATGAAGACCTCTGTATCCACTTCCTGCGGTTGCACCTAATATAGTATTAAAAGTACCTGACACGTCAGAGAAATTTACCCAAGCGGATATAGTTCTAGGCCCATCAGGAATATTAATAGTTGATGCGAGTTCCAAGTAGTCGTTAGTACCGTCCAAACTTACGCTGTATTGGTTGCTAAAAACGGCTCCGGTGCCATCGCTGTCGATCTCGACCCAGGAACTGCCGTTATAAACGATAAATTTATTGGTGCTTGTTTCGAAGTATGCCTTGCCCGCTACTGCGGATCCGGTGCTTCTGTCTGCGATTGTATCTATGGATGCCATGATCTTATAATTCCTCTATTGGAGCAGTCCAGTTTTCGTTGGACAGGATTTCTAAAATTTCTGAATGCGAAAAGCTAGGCTTGCCGACCAAGAAGCTTGGGGTCTCACCTTCGTATTTAACGAATGTCTTGTCCCCTGCTACATTGTATCTCAGTGTATCTGCTGATGTCTCAAGCACATCATCAAAGTTGACGGTACTTACTTCATCAGCATTTA